GATTCAGGCCGGCCTGATCCGGGGGCGGCGCGGGCCTGGCAGCAAGTCTCAGATCTGGCCGCAGAGATCGAGGGGGCGATGGGCTGATGGACTTCTCCAAGCTGGCGGCACAACGGGCGGCGCGGGACCAGGGGGGCACCGAACCACCCGCAGCGGCGGCACCAACTGCCAAGGCGCCAAGGCGCCAAGGCGGCACCACCTCGAAGCGGCAGGGCTGGAAAGCGGCGACCTTCTACCTACGGCCGGAGACGCTGCAGCAGTTGCGGCGAATCGTGGGCCTGCGGAAGCTGGAGGGGGGCACGGGCGATCTCAGCGACGCGGTAGAGGAGGCGTTGCAGGCCTGGATCAGCCAGCAAGGCGAACAGCCGCCAAGCTGACTTGGCGCCAAGGCGCCAGAGCGTGGTGAGCAGTCAGGAACGGCGCCAGGCCGGCTACCACCGGAGCAGCAGCAGAGGGCGCCGTGGATCCGATCACGCTCCGGCTCAGCCGATCGCCGGAAGGGTTCGCCGGGGCGATGCATCGCCGCTTGTGGTGGCGTGATCTGCGAGGCGCCATAGCGGCAGCCATTGCCCGCCTTCCCGGACCGATCGGACGATGGGGGCTGCTGGGGCACCTGAGGATCTCCGGCGAATGGGATAGGGATCTTGAGGCGCTGCAGCGGCTGGCGCGGGCGATGGGGGCGGAGTAGCCATCACCCCAGGGCCAGCAGTAGCTCAGCCCGGCGGCGGGAGCTGGGGCAGGGGGGCGACGGGGCAGCCGTCAGAGGGATGGATCAGCTTGCTGAGACTTGCTCAGTCGCTTCTCAAGTCGACCCATGCGCCGGTCCCAATCGCCATCCCATCCGGCATCTAGCGCGTCTCGACATAGGGCAAGCGCATCTGATAGGCGTCCTTCCTTCTCGTAAAGGATTGCAAGCTGCTTCTTCTCCTTCTCTCGGCGTCGCTGTTCTCTGTGCTGCCTTCGCAAACGGGCTCTCTCTTCAGCCAGAGCATGCTCACGGGCCTCGCGATCTCGAATCCTTTGCATCACCTTTTCCTGTTGTTCCCTCCAGCGTTTCTCCGCCCATTCAAGAGGGATGGGCGGCAACGGAAGACCATTAACATCTAATCCTAGGAACGATTCTGCAATCGTTTTCCCAAAAATCTTTGTCGCGGTCTTGGGGTTAGACCTCAACCATTCTTCCGCCGTAACGGTAAATGGGATTGCCTGAATGGTGCGTCTGTCGCCCTTGACAGGCCGATTAGTTGGCCTGGGTCCGTTGGGACCATGAATGATATCATTGCGCCATATCCAGGGCAGCAAGTAGCAGCGGCACTCCTCATGAGGGCTGATCTTGGTTTCCCCGTCGAAGCACGGCCCCGGCACGCCCAGCTGGTACCGGGTGCCGTCAAGGACAAGGCATGTAGGACATACTCGCGAATCAAAAAATGCTGTCCATACAAGGCCCCGGGGATCAGACCAAGCGGGATCATTTTCGTAAGATCTGATCAGCTCTTCTACTATTGATCCAGAAGAAGCACTCACGTCAATAGAAGCACTCACGTCAATCTCTCGGCGCGGTTGCGGGGCATGACAAACCTAGGCGGGTCTAGGCCCGGATGATGCCGGCCTAGACGCCAGGCAGCCACCCCCGCTAACCGGATCCGATCATCCGGCGGCAGCGAAGCAGGCCTGGCCGGCGAGGCAGGCGGATCAGCGTTGGGCTTCACCCCAAGGCCAGCAGCAGCTCAGCACGGCGGCCAGATCGCGCCAGCCGGGGCAGACCAGCGGCGCGGACACGAGTCCGCAGTTGCGCCACGGTGAGAGACTGCAGCGGCGCGGCAGCCACTGGAGCAGAGGCGATCGGTTCAGGCGCGGGAGTGATCACAACGGGCAACGGCGCGGCGGCGGGAGCTGGAGCAGAGGCGCCACGGCGGCGCCCAGCGAGGGACAGCAACAGAGCGACGGCAGCCACGAGCGGCGATCGGCCCCTAAGCAGCCAGAAGCGCTATCAAGAGGGGGCGACAGCACATACCCACCAACAGATTCGATGGAAACCCGATCCACATATGATAATAAAAAACACAAAATACCGAAAGATTTAGCCACAAAATATACGGCTATTTATGTATTTTTTTGCATACTCGGACCAGGAGGTTTGTGCCTTAATTTTACTATGCTTGCTAGTTACGCAGCCGCGCCAAGTTCGAACAAGCCAACTTGGAATCAACTTGTAGAGGCTTGCAAAAGAAAGATTTCCGTCAGGTTAAAAGATCCAGAATCCATAAGAGTTATAGAAGCACGCGGCAGTACAACACAAGGCGTAAACAGCGAAGGACAACGATACGATCAATCTGTTCTTTTCCGGTTTACAGCAACTAATACATACGGAGGAAGGGTTTCTGGGCAAGCAACCTGCGAATTCTATAGAGGATCATTGATCTCAAATTTTATGTGGGAGTAGTCATACCATTAGGCGACAATCCCTAGGAGTTAAAATAACTATCAATCAAACATGGAATGATATTAGTTGCTAACTCTCCCCCCGGTCTGGCATCTCAGCCTGTCCAGCCGCGGCCAGCTCCAGCAGCAGCCGATAGCGCTGCTCTGGCGTCAGGCCGGCGGCAGCCTCGATCACGGCGACGGTTCGGGCTTGAGAGGCAGCCACGGCGCGGCGGGCGGCTGCTGCATCGCTCCAGTCATCCCGGAAGAACGGGCTATGGGTCAGCAGCCAAGCGGCATCTCTGGGCTCGCCAGTGGCGATCTTGAGCACCAGGGCGGTTTCCGCTTCCGCAAGGGCCCCATGGATGGCGACCGCAAACTCAGCGTGCAACGGGGGGGCATCCTCGGACTCCCCCTTGCGGATCCAATCGCGCACCGTGCCAGGTCTCACCCCTATGGCGGCGCCAATGGCTCGCAGGGTTGGCGCGGTGCGGGCTACCTCAGCGGCCGCGGCCACCATCTCAGCGGTGAGGGTTGAGGGGCGGCCGCCAGGCATCGGCAGGGGGCGGGGCGGATGTCCATAGGTTGCCGCGCCACGTCGGGCTGGGGCTGGGGCAGAGGCGCGGGCGAGGGGGCAGGGGCTCGGGACCGGGGGGGCGACCGTCTGTAGGTCGGTAGGCTGTCGGTAGGCTGCGCAGCCTACAGCCAAAACCCTGTCAGGGACTGGAAAGTAGGAGGTATGTAGGTTTGTAGGCTGTTTTTTTCTTGTTCCCTCAAGCCCCCCATGGCCTGGGCGCCTGAGGGGCTTGATCTGTTTTTTTTCGACCTACCGGCCTACAGACCTACATTCGGCCCAGATCCGTTGCGGCGCAGTCGATCTGGCTGTAGGCTGCGCAGCCTACGGACCGACCTACAGACGCCAAACGACCTACCTTCAGCCGGCCAGCGGGCGCAGAGCTCGGTAGGCGAGGGTGCCGCGGTCGCTTTCCTCGATCTCTCCGAAACCGGATTCCGCAAGGGCTCGCATCGCAGCGGTTACGGTGCTGCGGCTGGCCTCCTGGCGCTGCTTGCGACTGAGCTTGTTCTGAACGTCTCGCCACTGCACAGGCCTGTCCAGCACCTCGGCAGTCCTGTGCACGGTCCGTGCCAGGTCGCCTACGCCATGGCCGGCCACCTCGGCATGCAGCCCCAGGGCCCATAAGTCCGTGATCCTCACCACGTCGATGGCGTTCTTGAGCGTGCGGGCGGGGATCGGTCCGTCAGCAGGGGGCTCGCCCATGGCGATGGCGAGGATATGGAGCAGACCGGCGACGCGCAGCACCTTCCCCGCTGCCTTGCCATGCAAAGCCGATGCAGCGCCGTTTGGTGCTCGCAGGGCCTCAAGCTGCTGCTCCGCCTCAAAGTCTCGGAACATGCCGTACGCGTCAGCCGCAAGCCGGTAGGTTTCGGGCGGCATGGTGAAAACGCGCCGGTAAAGGTCGGCCAGCGTTGTCTCTGCTGCTTCCCGTTCGGCCACCTCGGCAAGGTTGTGAGCTGGCAGCCTCACAACCCTTTGAGGCAGCGGGGCCCACAGGAAGCGAGCCCATAACCCGCTGGCGTCGCCATTGGCCACCAGCTGGCGCAGCACGTCGGGCTGAGTTGTGCCGATGATCGCCACTTGCGACCGGCTGTAGTGTCGATCTCCGCTACAGCGCAGTGAGGTTTGTCCGCCACCATCGAATAGCTCCAATAGCTGCTGTTCATCGCTGCCTCTGCCGCTTCGGTACTGGTTCAGGCCACCAAATAGGCCTGATAGCTCATCGCGGCAGATCAGAAAACCAAGGCCTTGCCGCTCCTGAGCCGCAAGCACCTCGGCCAACTTCTCAGCGGTGAACTCTGAAGCGGAAAGCCGTATGAAGGGCGGTTCTGGCGGCCTATCTGCTGGTTTGCATTCGCGGCAAGCCTGCTCCCATGCGGCCCGTTGTCGCTGGGATTCGCGGGCGGTCTCTGCGATCAGATCCGCAGCCGGAGCCGTAACCAGGGCCTTCAGTAGCGGTGATTTTTTCTGACCACTTCGCCCCAGCAGGCAGGCGAACAAGGTCACCGGAACCACGAAACCAGCAGCCTCTGACCCGACTACCTTTGTGCCCAACTTCGCCAGGCCGGCGACACCAGCCAGCAGGGTTAGCGCTGCCGCTGGCGCCGTGTGCGGGAGGTAGCGGCACACAACCGCAACAGCATGGGCGATGCGGGGGGGCAGCAGCTGCTCAAGCGTGAGGGTGGCTTCCAGGCTCTGGCGGTCGGACTCTCCGGTGAAGGCCAGCACCTCGGCCTGGATGGCCGCGGCCTGATCCCGGTCCTGGTTCAGCGCTTGCGCGATCCGCTCGACTGCAAGGGGGTGCTGTCCGGTTTCGGCCGCCAGTTGCCCCACAAGCTCCTGAAGGTCAGCACCACCCATCCCGGCATCGATCGCCGCTTGCAGGCGAGCCTTGACCGTGGCCATCGCCGCGGCTGCTGCTGCGCCGGGGGAGCTGGCGGTTTGCAACTGCTCCCGCGTTGCCTGCCTCGCTGCCTCTTCGGTCTGCTGCCGCTCGATCGCCGCAGGGATGGCCGCTGTCACCTTGGCGACCCGTTCGGTAGCCGTGCCGGGGGCATCGTCGATCGATTGGCCATCGGTCAGCTCAGGCCACACGGCGGCGGCGTGGATCACCAGGAGCGGCAGTCCAACGGCCGCGGCGGCGCCGGCACACTGTTGGGCCTTGACTCCTCCGATCCTGCCAACATCGGCGAGGTAGACCATCCCCGCGATTTCGCTGTCTTTCAACCGTTGGAATCGTGGTTTGATCTGGTCTTCCTTATGAGCGTGGCCAGGTTGGGCAACAGCCACCAGCCCACCAGCCCGGAAGATGTCAGAACATTTTTCACCTTCAGCGGATGCGATCCACTGGCCGCGGCCATGGTTAAGCGCTTCCGATTCGCACCACAACGGCCATGGGTCTGGGCCAGCCTTGGCGATTGTCTTCCCCTGCTTGGTGGTGTGGTGGGGGATGTAGGCCTTCTTCCCCTCGCTGTTGATGCTGACTGCAACCCATTGGCGCGGGCTGTAGGTCAGCCGTTGCCCGTTCGGCCAATGCGGTGGTGGCATCTCCCCAGGCTCTGGCAGGCGGGCCAGCTCGATAGCGGCTGCTTCCACAGGCATGGGCCGCAGCGACCGCAACGGGATCACCTGCCCACCGGGCGGGGCATCGGCGCGGGGCTTGTGGAGTGTGAAAACAGCGGCTCGCCTGTCTTCGGTCTCACCGGTGTAGGCCCAGCTCCCCACCACGTGACCGGGCCGCAGGTTGTCCGGGGGCTGGTGAGACGCGCCACGGTGGCAGAGCACCAGATTCGCGCTGATCCGGCAGTCGCCATCCTTGACGCGGCCACAGATCGGGCAAGGGTTTCGCGGGCTGCTTGGTGTCCATCGATCTGGTTGTGATGCGGTGGTGGCGGCGTTCATTGCGCTGCCTCCCCACGGTTCAGGGACTTGTTGAGGGCCGCGGCCCCCCGGCGGAAGCTGGTGCGCGGCTGCTGCTGCTCCAGCCACTGGGCCAGCGTCGGCACCATCGCCGCTTCGTAAAGGAACCGCTGGCCTGGCCAGCCTCCATAAGGCGGCTGACCGAAGCATTGGCGCCAAGCCTTGGCCAGCCGATGCGGTGTAGGCGGGTTGTAACCCTGTTGCAGGCGCCGGGCAATCTCCGGACTTGTGTGCAGCACCTCATGCCAACGGAGCGGGTTCGCCGGTCGCGTCAGGTTGACCGGGGCTCCTTGTGGGCTGGGCGGGAACGGCTTAGAATGCATGATGTCGGCCCCCCTTGGGGGGCGGTAGCCCCAGCAGCCGGCCGGACGCCAATCGAGACGGCTGATGGGAGGTTTTAGAGAGGGGGGCCTACGGTCCCCCTTTTCGCTTGCAGCATTGAACCGGGCCGGCAGGCGTCGCGCCAGCCCTGGCAAGGGTTCAGGCGGCGGGGGATTCAGTTGAGCCCCAATTGAGCCCCGAAGGACCGGTGATGGCGGTTAGGCCGCGGCACACCAGAAGCCGGGCGCATTCAGCTGGTTTGACACCGGCTTCAGCCGCAACTTCTCGCAGTATTTCCGCGTCATCTGAGCGGAATCTCACGCTGATGATCACTCCCTTTTTCTCTGCCTGGATTGTCTGCCTAATGGCAGCAACGGCTTGTGTGTTCATTTCGCAAGCTGCTTACCATCTAGCTTGCCTCGCCTCTTTTCTAAAGAGCAACTGGGGCCGGCGGGTGCCGGCCCCTTTGAGCAGAGGCTGGGAGCTGAGCAAGTCCCCAGCCTCTGGTTCAGCCGCCGACGATGGCCGCCAAGACTTCCTTATCGTCGGCCTGCAGATAGTGCCCCAGGGATCCCAGGGACTTGTGGCCGGTGATCTGCTGAACCAGGTTCAGGGCGACGCCACGGCGCACACAACCGGTAGCCAGCGACCGGCGGAAGCTGTGGGTGCTCACCCCCTCCAGCCCCAGGGCCTTGCATGCCTGCCGCAGGGCCTTGTCTGCGGCCTGCCTGCTCTGGGGTGTGTGGGTTGATCCCTTGGCCGGGAAGAGGGCTTCATCTTTGGCGGGGGTGTGGCCATGCTCTGCAGCCCAGGCGATCCGGTAGGCCTCGATCTCAGCGGTCAGCGGGGGAGCGGTGGGAACCTGGTGCGTCCGCTTGGTTTTGGTGTTGCCCTTCTTGAAGGTCACCACGCCATTGAGATCCCCCCAGCGCAAGGCGAGGCACTCGCTGATGCGGCCGGCTGTCCAGCGCTGAATCGCCCAGAGGCAGCGGTAGCGGGGCGAGGGGGCCGCGGCCAGCAGGGAATCGAGCTGCTCATCGGTCAGGACGGCGGCGGCGCCGTGGCGGTCAACCTTGGCCATGGGAGCTCCCGGATCGGTCCCCTGATCTTAGTTGCTCTTCTATCAAAAGAGCAACTAGCTAGGTGGAATGAGGGATCCCGTGGCGGGCGCCAGCCGGCAGGGGCTTATTGAGAATCCGCAGGGCCTCCGATCGGCAGCCGGCAGGGGATCAGCCGCCAAATCGCCAAGGCGATCAGTTGCCAATGTGCCAAGGCAGCAAGACGCCAAGTTGCCTTGGCGGTTGTCTGCCTTGCCGCCAGCTCAGCCAGCCGGCACCCTGTCCCCCATGGCGCCAGTTCTCACCATCGCGGGTCTCAAGGGTGGGGTCGGGAAGACCTCAACCGCTACAGCCTTGGCCTGCCACTGGAGCGTCAGCCGGCGGGTTCTCTTGGTTGATGCGGACCCGAACGGCAGCGCTCTCCGCTGGCACGGCCGCAGCGATGGGGGGCCGGGGTTCGATTGCGTGCCACTGGCCAAGGCGCCGCAGGCGATGGCCAGGCCTTGGGATCTGGTGTTGATGGACACGGCCGGCGGCAGCCGAGACGAACAGCGCACCTATGCCGAGGGGTCTGATTTCGTCCTGGCGCCGTGCCAGGTGGCGGCCGGAGCGATCGAGCAAGTCGCAGAGCTGGGAGGCCTGCTGCTGCAGACCGGGACCCGCTTCGCGGTGCTGCTGACGATGGTTGATGAACGGCGGCGCCAGGACGCAGAGAAGGCGCGGGCGGTGCTGGAGGGGTTCGGTCTGCCGGTGCTGCGCTCTCAGATCAGCGCTCTCAGCTGTTGGCCCAAAGCGGAAGCGGCGGGGGTGGCGGTGCGGGATGCCAGGACCGATTCAGGCCGGCCTGATCCGGGGGCGGCGCGGGCCTGGC